CCGGACGATATTCTGTACAAGACGGACCGGATGAGCATGGCGCACTCGCTCGAAGTGCGGCCGCCGTTTCTGGATCACCGGATCGTGGAGTTCGCCCGCCGGCTGCCGGAGAAGATGAAGATTCGCGGCTTGCAGCAGAAGGTTCTGCTGAAGGAGCTGATGCGGGGGAAGCTGCCGGAGATCGTGCTGAATCGCAAGAAAGCCGGCTTCGACATTCCGACCCACGACTGGTTCCGGGGAACGCTGCGGGAACTGTTGATGGACGTGCTGAGTGCGGAGGCGATCGAATCGACGGGGATTTTCGACGCGGCGGCGATCCATTGCCTGATACGCGAACATATGGAAAGGCGCATCAATGCCGGATATCACTTATGGGGCCTGCTGACGCTGTTCCTGTGGATGAAAAAGTGGAAGGTGGAAGCGGCGCCGGCAAGGGAAACGGGGCAGGCCAGACCGGATCGCGCGCTGGTTATCAGGTAATTGTCGCGCTGGTGGCGGTCCTGATTTTTCTAGGGTGCGCGGTCAGCCCGCCTTCGCTGATGGACGATGTGGACGCGGTGCAGGCGCAGATTGCGCGCAACATGCTGCAATCGGGCGATTGGGTTACGGCCCGGCTGGACGGCATTGCGTACCTGGAGAAGTCACCCCTCAAATACTGGATGATGGCGGTATCGATGCGTGTGTTCGGTCCGCACGACTGGGCGGCGCGAATTCCGATTGCGCTGGGGGCGGTGCTGCTGTGCTGGGTGACGGCGCAATTCGGGGGGTGGGCGTTTGGGCGGCGCGCGGGCATGAATAGCGGGATTGTGCTGGCCACGTGCGTGGGGCTGTTTTTGTTCACGCGAATCCTGCTGCCGGACGCGATTCTGACGCTTGGGATCACGGTGGCGCTATGGAGCCTGCTGCGAGCGTTGGATGAGGAGGAGGCGCACCCTGGGCGCTGGGCGATTCTGATGTGGGCGGCGATGGGCACGGGGTTGCTGCTCAAGGGAATGATTGCGGCGGTGTTTCCGGCGGCGGCGGGGTTGTTGTATCTGGCGCTTACGCGGCAACTCGTGCGGCGCGAGACGTGGCGCAAGCTGAAACCGATCTCCGGAATTCTGGTATTTCTGCTGATTGCGGCGCCCTGGCACGTGCTGGCGGCGCTGCGGAATCCGCCGGTGCTCGATTTCACAATGCACAGCGAGCGGGGATCGTACCACGGGTTTTTCTGGTTCTACTTCATCAACGAACAGGTGCTGCGGTTTCTGAACCTGCGGTATCCGCGGGACTACAACACGGTGCCGCGGCTGTGGTTCTGGCTGTTTCAGCTTCTGTGGCTGTTTCCATGGAGCGTGTACTTTCCAGCGCTATGGAAACTCAATTACCGCAAGCCAGACCGGGCGTCGCGGGCGCGGCTGCTGGGGTTGTGCTGGGCCGGATTCATCCTGGTGTTCTTCACGTTTTCGACCACGCAGGAATATTATTCGATGCCCTGCTATCCGGCGCTGGCGCTGCTGGTGGGATCGGCGATTGAAAGCCGCGGTGGCTGGTTGCGATACGGGACGAAGGCGGCGGCGGTGGTGGCGACACTGGCGGCGGCGACGATTGCGGCGATCCTGTGGATGGTGCGAGGGATGGATGCACCGGGAGATATCGCGGCGGCACTGACCACGCAGAATCCGGACGTGTACACGCTGTCGCTGGCGCACATGACCGACCTGACGTTGCGGGCGTTTGCGTACCTGCGATGGCCGCTTGGGGTGGCGGGAGTGGCATTCGCGATTGGCGCGGCGGGCGCGTGGCGACACAAGGCGACGGCGCTCCGGCCGGTGCCGTGGATTGCCCTGACGGCGATGATGGTGGTGTTCTTCCATGCCGCGCGCCTGGCGCTGGTGGTATTCGACCCGTACATGTCGTCACGACCGCTGGCGCAGGCACTGGCCGAGGCACCGCCGGGCAGGTTGATTGTGGACGATCAGTATTACAGCTTCTCCTCGGTTTTCTTCTACACGAACCGGCGGGCGCTGCTGCTGAACGGGCGTGTGAACAACCTGGTGTACGGTTCGTATGCGCCGGACGCGCCGCAGGACGTGTTTATCGACGACGGGGATTTCGCGCGGCTTTGGGCGGGACCGGAGCGCAGCTACCTGGTGGCGGACGGAGGGCAGGCCGCGCGGATCGCGCGGCTGGCCGGGAACAGGCTGGTGACGGTGAAGCGTTCCGGCGGCAAAATCCTGTTCACGAATCAGTAGTAACTATATTCTCTTCCTTTTCAATCACTTAGAAAACCACATTTCTCGGGGCGAGAGGGCGTGGGTGCTACTCTCAACTCAGAGCAGGTTCGGCTCCGCGGAAACGTGGGCCGTTTTCACTTAGCGGGTTGCGCGGCTCCGCGGAAACGCGGGCCGTTTTCACTTAGCGGGTTGCGCGGCTCCGCGGAAACGCGGGGCCGTTTTCACTTTGAGGAGCACGAATGACCAAAACGAGGTTACAAGAGAAGGCTCCCAATAGTTGCAGAGAATGCCGGCGATGGGGAGAAGTGAGGGACAAGATCCGGATTCACGAATTGCTGGAACGGGCGATCCTGCAGTTTGAGAACAAGATCCAGAGGCAGGACTACGAACCGACTGTGGCAGAGTATGTCAAGCTACTGCAGCTAGACAGGGAGATTGGGCAGGACGACGAGCCCAAGGAGATCAAAGTTACATGGGTGGGTCCCAAGACTACGTTAGACTGCGAGAGATAGTCTATGACCCGCTCGACTCCCAGAAAGCATTTCACGATTGTCCGGCGCGCTACAAAGGCTATTCCGGACCGATCGGCAGCGGTAAGAGCCAGGCTCTGTGCCAGGAGACGATTCGTCTGACATATCTAAACCCCGGGCGGACGGGGTTACTAGGGGCTCCGACATATCCCATGTTACGGGATGCGACGCAGGCGACGCTGTTCGAAATTCTGGGAACCAACAAAATACCGTACGAGTATAACAAGGCCGAGAACGCGATGGTCATGAGCGACACGGGGTCGCGGATCCTGTTCCGGCCGGTGGACGATTTCGAGAGGCTGCGCGGCACGAACCTGGCATGGTTCGGGCTGGACGAGCTGACTTACACGCAGGAAGAAGCGTGGCTGCGACTGGAGGGCCGGCTGCGCGACCCCCAGGCGCAGCGGGTTTGCGGATTTGCGGCGTGGACACCGAAGGGATACGACTGGGTGTATCGCAAGTTCGTGGCCAGGCCGTCGAAATCTTACCAGACTATATACGCGAAACCGAACGAAAACCGGCACCTGCTGGGGCGGGATCCGGATTTCTACAGAAGGCTGCAAGAGAGCTACGACGAGAAGTTCTACGCACAGGAAGTACTGGGATCGTATCTCAGCCTGGATGGCAGCCGGGTGTACAGCTCGTTCGAACAGAACGTGCATGTGACCGATTTGAAGGTGGATCCGCAGAAGCCGCTTCTGTGGGCGCTTGATTTCAACGTGGACCCGATGAGCTCGGTGATCGCACAGATATCGAACGGGCAGGTGCTGGTGCTGGATGAAATCGTCATCCGCCACGGCACCACGAGGCAGGCGTGCGACGAGCTTCTGAAGCGGTACCCAAAGCACGACGCGGGCCTATTTGTGTACGGGGACGCATCGGGGAACGCGCAGCAAACTTCGGGCTGGTCGGATTACGAGATGGTGAAAGACCAGTTAGGGGCGAACTCCGCGATGAAGGTGGATTACCGGATTCCGAACGCAAACCCCAGTGTACGGGAGCGCATTAACCTGGCCAACGCAACGCTGCAAAGCGCCGCCGGCGACATAGGCATGCTGATCGACAGGAAATGCACGGAGCTGATCCAGGATTTCGAGCAGGTCTGTTTCAAGGGCGACACCGGGCAGATCGACAAGGACCGCGACCGGCGGAGAACGCACTTATCGGATGCTCTCGGGTATCTGCTCTGGAAGGAATGCCGGAAGCTGCCACCGATAGGGGAGCAGCAGCATCGGAGGATTAACTAGCCATGGAAACCATCAACCGGGAACATCCCGAATACGTCGCGCGCAAGGCGATTTGGAGGCAGTACAAAGATCTCTATGCAGGCGGCGAGCAGTTGCGCACGCACGCTTCGGAGTACCTAGTGCGGAGACATAAGGAACCCGGCGATATCTACATTGAACGGCTGGGAAGGGTATTCTACGAGAACTACGTCGGATCGATCATCGACTGGTACTCGGCGACGCTGATGCGGTGCGAACCGGCGCTGCTGTTCGAAGGGAGCGACGCGGCGGCGCGGGATTTCTACGGAGTGTTGTCGGAAGACTGCGATCTGAAGGGCACGAGCCTGACCGAGTTCTTTCGCCAGAGATTCGTGGAAGCGCTGGTTTGCGGCAGCAGCTATGTGGTGGTGGACTTCCCCAAGGTCACGGGCGAGATCCGGTCCCGCGCGGAGGAAGACGCGTCCGGGCGGTCGCGGGCCTACCTGATGGAGTACAGTGCGGACGAAGTTATTAACTGGAACCACGACCGGATGGGCGGGTTGGAGTGGGTGGTGTTGCGGACATCCTGCCTGCAGCAGTCGAAACTCACCGACGCGAAATGGGAGAAAGAAACGCGGTGGATCTACTACGACCGCGAGAATTATCAGATCTATAGGAAGGGCGGCGAGGCGAGCCCGATCGAGCTGATCGACGAAGGACGGCACGGGCTGGCATCGCTCGGGCGGGTACCGGTGTTTCAGATGAAGGTTTCGGAGGGGTTGTGGCTGATGAATAAGTCGGCCCTGCTGCAACTGGAACACTTCAACAAATCGAATGCGCTTTCGTGGGCGCTGACGATGGGGCTGTTCGCTTCTCCGGTAGTATATTCGGACCGCGAGTGGAAGCAGGTGGTGGGCGAATCCTACTACATACAACTGGGGAAGGACGACCGGTTCGGCTGGACGGAGCCGGAGGGCAAGGTCTATCAGATTGCGGCGGACAACCTGGGGAATCTGCGGGACGAGATCTACCGCGTTTGTTACCTGATGATCCAGTCAGGGGAGGCAAGCTCGGGAAGAAGCCAGTCGGCGGTGAGCAAGCAGATGGATTTCGAGACGACGGAGGAAGTGCTGCTGGCGTACGGCGCCGCGGTGAAGGAATCGATGAAACAGGTTCTGACGGCGATCGCGGCGGCGCGGCAGGACGGCGTGGAGATCGACGTATCGGGGATGGACGAATTCGACATAAACGATTTGGGCACGGAGCTTGACGATGCCCAGAAGCTGCTGGCCCTGGGGATCGAATCGAAGACGTTGAAGAAAGAAGTATTCAAGAGGCTAGCGCTCAAATATCTGAACGACGCGACGCAGGACGTCAAGAATCGGGTGGCGGCGGAGATAGAAAGCCAAGGATAGGAGAGTCATGGAAGGAATCGACATACAGGCGATTGTGCGACAGGCTGTACAGGAGTTCGCCGACAGCGAAAAGACCAAGAGCGAGCCGGCTTACAAAGCGGAGTTATTGGAAGAGCGGAAGCGGCGGGAGCAACTGGAACGGCGGATGAATGAACTGGTGGCCGAGAACCGACACAGCCGGAAGGTTGCGGAGGAAGCGGAGCGCAGCTCGGCGGTGAGGGCGGAATTGCAGCGGCTAGGTGTGGCGAAGATCGACCTAGCGTTCAAAGCGGTGCAAGACGGAATTGTGCGCACCGAAGACGGACGGCTGGTGGCTCGCGGAGATAGCGGCGAGATGCCGGTGAAAGAGTATCTGACGAGCTTCGTGAACGAGAATCCGGAGTTTCTGCCGGCTCGCATTGCAGGGGGAACCGGGATGACGGCGACCCTGAAAGCCCCGGGTGCGGGCAGGGAGACGGTGAGCATGGACCAGATCCGGCCGGGCATGAGCGCGGAAGAGATGCAGCGGGTACGAGAGGAAATCGTACGCGTGGCGTCGCAGACCTTTCGGGGTCTGTAAAGAAGTACCGGCTGGACGAGCGGACGCGAGTCACAGTGGCCGGCAAGAGAAAAGAAAGAAGGAGAAAGAATGGGATCATTAGGGATCATTACCTCAACTAACGTCGCAAGCGCGATTGTCAAGCTGGTGGCGGCGGAAGCATTGCCGGTCCTAGTCGGGAACCTCGTGATGGGGAACCTGGTGAATCGCGACTACGAACCGACACTGGCGAACGGCGGCGACACGATTAACGTGCCGATTCCGCCGGTGATGGTGGCGAACAACATCCTGCAGGGCGGGACGGTGCAGCCGCAGAATCCGAGTCTGCTGAACGCCTCGATCGTGCTCAACACGCACGCGGAAGCGACCTTCCAGATTCCGGACGTGGTCAAGGTGCTGGCGGTGCCGGACCTGCTGAAGATCTACATGCAGCCGGCTGTGGCTGCGATCGCACAGAAGGTGGAGAGCGACCTGCTCAACCTGTACGCCGGCTTCACGGCGAACACGCCGGTGGGTACGCCGGGGACGCCGATCACGGAGCCGGTGATCGACTCGGCGGAGACGGCGTTGTTCCTGTCGAAGCTTCCGCCGAGCGCGCAGAAATACATTGTGGTGGACGCGGCGACGTATTCGGCATGGCGGCAGATCCCCCGGTTCAGCGAGTTTCAGACCGCGGGCGACGCCGGATTGAACGCGCTGGTACTGGGCACCATCGGGAAGATCAAAGACTTCTTCGTGTTCCGTTCGCAGTTCGTGCCGTACACCACCAGCACCGGCTCCAACCCGGTGACGACGACCCACAACCTGGCGTTTGCAAGGGATGCCATCGGCCTGGTAATCCGGCGGCTGCCGCAACCGCTGCCGGGGACCGGCGCGATTGCGGAGTACGCGGAACTGGGCAACTTCGGGATGCGCGT